CCAAGAACTGACGGTAGTGGTCAGTCATTTCAGTCGTAGGGAGTAGTTCAAAACGCCCCTCCTGATTTTCAATGGTGGCCTTCGCCACGCTTCCAGGGGGCACTCCCGAGAATGCTAATGGGCTAACAATTCTGCCTTTCATATAGATGGCAGTTTCATCAGCCCCAAGCCGCTGATCGTACTGAGGATCCCTGCTCTGCTTCAACGTGGCGTAATACGTGACATCTCCAGTGAGTTCCACGTAGTTACCAGTGGCCGAATCTGTGGCATATCCACTCGCCACGGCAAATACCAATGTGGCATTAGCAAGTGGCGGAGCTGGATTACTCATCAGATAACAAAACCAAGCAGAGAAGATGATGCCGCTTCAGTGAGACGCTTAAACTCCTGGCCATACAATGTGGCATCCAGTCCTTTGCCATACACCTTGCCATCGGTAGCGCCAATTTGGACGCCCATTTGAGCAAGTTGAATGGAAATAATGTGAGCAGCTAAAAAACGTACAGCACGATCAGTTTGATCGCCAAAGATGTCAGATGACACGTCCGCTGTTGCGCTTTGAATGGCGCCGTTCACAATCCCCGAAGGATGAGGACTGAATTCAGGGAAGCGCTGTAGGAAGCCAGAATAAGTGACCGTCATGCTTTTCCTGTGCGAATAGCTTCAAGGCGACGATTGATCGCGTTGCGCACCCTCACGCGGCCTTCAATCTTCTTCCAATCCCCGAGTTTGTCCTCATCATGGAGAAGTTCGATGGCCTGGATGGCTTGACTAAGAGGAAGCTGCGAAAGGTTCTCGGCAGATTTGGGAATAGTCTCAATCTCCACCCGCTCCTTCATTTCCTCAATCGCCCCAATGCGAAGAAGACCCTGCACCGTTGGGTTCAGTTTTGCTTCTTCCCATTGCTCATCAGGAATTTCCTGATTAAGGCCTGGCGCAAGGCTAATCATGCCTCGCTTTGTAATCACTCCGAAACTGGCCTCTCGCGGCGGATTCTCAAGTTCAGGGCGGTAAGCAATTAACATTGTTTGTTCATAAGAACTGCCAATTAGCTTAACCGCCCTTTTCTTGACGAACTACCTAAGGGCTTCCTCAGGGAGCCTGAACGTAGATGACGCTCTTGGGATAGTACAGAGCGACACCACCCACGCGAGCATGGGCAGGAACAATGAATTCCAGGCCGCGCTGTTGAGGGGGGAACAGTTCCAGGGGCTGAGGGATGTGCAGTTGCACTTTGCCGGGATCACGCTTGTAGATGACCATCCGGTTCTTGCTCAGGCTGCCCTTGTCGGAATCGAGCTGATTAATCGGCTCGACATTGCGAATGAAGGGATTGGTGCGCAGGAAATACTCCAGCACAGTCACATCCGAAGCATCAGAATTACGAGTGGTAGAAACCACGTTGTAATCTTCCCACGCCATCAGAATGGTGTCGGGCTGCTCCTTCATGTTGGAGCCATTGATGATGGCGGTAACACCCTGGTTCAGCAGAGCCAGCATGTCCTGAGCAGTAGTGCCAGTGGCAGTAGCGCCAGTGAACCACTTGTCAGCGGCCAGCACGTCAACAGTCGAGTTGTTGAAGAAACCAGCCAGGCCAACAGAGGCTTCACCGAACAGAGCAACTTGCTCCACTTTCTCTTCATAAGCGCGACGCACAGCGGCGGCACGGCGCTGCTCCAGGGCCACGTTGGCCATTTGAGCAGCACGCAGTTCCTGCACGGTGTAACCGAAGGAACCACCGAAGGAGCGGATGTTGATGCTCTTCTCGGTTTGGCTCACATCAGCACGCGGCAGATCATCTGCAGCGTCAGAGATGAGCTTGAAATCACCGGTCGCATCCATGATGCGATAGGTGAAGGTTTGTGCGCCAGGACCAGCTTCGCTGGTTACAGGCAGAATTGTGGGGTATTTGATGTCGGCGTATTCAACTTCAAATACCTGAGGGCGGATGAACTCAAGCTGACGCTCAAGAAACAGACCCGCTTCATCCATACGAAATTCGCTCATGGTGTCCTCCTATCAGGAATCGGCGGCAAGGTTGAAATCGGGGCCGTTCAGCTCAAGCAGAGCAATGCCAGCGCCAGTAGTTTTGGACACCCAACGGGCGCCTGTCAGACGACGAGTTTTGCCGCTCACATAAGCATGCGAGAAGCGGCCAGGATGTGCGCCAGCAGTAGTGCCAGTGTGAGTGGCGTAGTACACACGCACGGGAGAAGTGAGATCAACAGCGCCGGTCACATACACTGCAACCACGCCCTTGTTCAGCACGTTCAGAGCCTGCTTATCAGAAGCAGCGGGACGGTTGTTGGCGTCAACAACCTTCTCTTCGATGTAGGTGAGAGCGTTCACACCCACAACGGTGTCGCCAGTAGCAGCGATGGTCTTGGCGGAATTACCTACGGTGCCGCCAGTATTGACAACCAGCAGGTCACCAAAAGCAACACGGGCGCCAGTTTCATTCACGAAAGTGGCGACGTTGTTGTCGGCAATATCAGCAAATTGGCCTTCCAGAGCGGCGGTCAGCTCCAGCGCATAGCTGGACTGCACGCCGCCGGCAGCGCCGGTGACAGTGGTGGTAAAAGTTACGGCCATGGATTACTTAGCCTCCTTAGAAAGGGAGAGAGGGGACTTCCAGGCATTCTGCAGCTTCTCCATGTAAGAAGAAGGAGCGGAAGCAGGGGTGGCAATAGAAGCCACAGCTTTACGCAGATCCTCGGTGGAATCAGCGCGATTGGCGGCGTCTTCCGAAATGGTGTCGAACATTGCCTGAACGTAATCGTCGGAACGATCATCCAGGGCAACAGAATCGCCGCGAATTGCCTTGATGGCATCCACCATCACCTCGCGGGCGCTCTTGCCGCTGAATTCATAAGCGGCATCGAGCACAGGCTTGGCCTTGGAAATCAGGGCCAGGCGCTCTTCAACAATGGAATCCACGTTGATTTGCTTGGCCTCTTCCAGCTCAGCCTTCAGAGAATCGATTTGCTCGGCCAGAGCATCGGCACGCCCTTCGGCGGAATCCGTTTTGCCCTTCATTTCCTCTGCCATGGCATCCATTTCGGACTTCATGGAATCGGCGGCGGCCTGCAGCTCGTCGTACTTCTTCTTCATGTCCTCGTAGGACATCTTGGCGTCTTCGCGTTCTTTGGTGATCGCCAGAGCAACGCTCTCGCTCACCTCAAACTCGGCGCCGTCGAAAACGACTTTGGCGGACATAGTTTGATTTTCCTCTATGGAAATTAGGGAGGGATCGGCAGCATCTTGGCGATCCAAATGCAACCTCACCTGCGGGCCGGCTCGGCCCCGACGAACGATAGCAACGTGATTACCACTGATCTCCTTTTGGATGCCGTCGTAATGCTCGCCACCATCGGTAACGCCAGGCGTCGGATCGTAATTGACCCTATAGCCGGCGCTCACTTCGCGAACATCGCCTCGCATCACCTTGTCGATGGTTTCACGATCAGTTACTGTCATGACGGCTTTAACAAAGCCATTGTCATAAACAATTTCTGAACCAGTGAAACCGACTTGGTAATTCTTGGTGTTCTCGCTATCCAGAAGGACAGGAGGATGTTCCATCGTGATGGCCTTCCCCGCAAATGAGGCAAGGCTTTCTGGAGACGCCACTTCAGTTTCAGGCCGGAATTCCTTCCTGATAGAACCGTCAGCATCGGTGTAATGCTGAATGCCAGTACGAGCAATTGAAGCCCACACCCGAAGATAACCCTCAGGTGTCATTTCATATTTCTCAATAGGAGAAACGTCGTACCGACAAGATGTGGTGCTCATACATATACTGTAAGGGCTTCAATTGAATAGTATAGTAGTAACTATGCTATTCTGCATGGAATGACACAGAAAAGGCTCACTGCGCGTAAAGTTAAGAGCCCTCAAAGCTCCCTCGCCGAAGCCAAGCTTCTCATTGGTTCCCGAGTGCGGGAAGCTCGGCTCAGTTGTGGCCTCTCGCAACGTGCCCTCGCAGAAATTCTCTATTGCGATCAAGCGACAGTTTCCCGCATTGAAACTGGCATCCTCTCACCGGATATTGCTCAAATAAAAGTAATGAGCGGGGTGTTTCAGCTCAGCGTACTTTGGCTGATGGGCTACCCATCCTTTGTGGTTCACGCCACCCAGGATTAATCTTCGTCGTCCTCGTCGTCTTCATCACGGATGGAAGCAAGCTGCTCCTCAATACCCTCCATGATGTAAGCCTTCGCCATTGCTACGGCTTCAAAAATCAAAAATTTTGCCGGCTCAAACTGAGGATCGGGCATGTCATAGACGCTCACTATGTATTCATGCGTCTCCTCAAGGCGTCCATTCTTGAACACTTGCTTCTCAACAAGTTCCCACCGAGAAGTGTTGCGATGAGCGTTGCGAGACAGGATTTGCAACGCTTGCATCACATTGATGCCATCTTCTTCTTCGCGCACAATCCTGGTCCCTTCCATCGCTATT